TTCAATTGTTCTAGGTTTCATTTCTTCTGGAATAATCAATTCTAGTGAAACTGACAGGATACCATTATCAATGGTAGCTGTTCTCACTTGGATATGATCAGCCAATGTAAATGTACGAATAAAATCTCTTGATGATAATCCACGGTGTAGGTATTGCACGGTAGATTCATCTGTGGTAGATTTGGTTCCTTTGATAGTCAACGTTTCGCGTTGAACCTCAATTGAAATTTCTGATTTATTGAAACCGGCGACTGCCATTTCAATGGTATAATTATAATCATCTAATTTGATTATATTATGTGGTGGATAATTTGAAGACATTTGGTTTGCAAATCTGGATTCAAATCCATCAAGTACACGGTCAAAACCGACAAATGCTTTGTGTAATGCTAATGTATCAATCTTTGGTAAAGTATTCATAATAATTCTCCTATGTAGAAAGCAAGATTGTGGGCACCATGCCCAAGTATGATCCGGTTGGCATCATACATAATTATTTATCAAAAATGATAAATCATGGTTATTATAGCCATGATTTATCTAGATGTCAATATTTTCTATTATGTGTTGGTAATTGTTGTTTTGCAACTTTCTTGAGATGTCTGGCACGTGCTACCGCTTTTTCGCGTTTACGTGTCAACGAAGGTTGTTCATAAAACTCTTTTTCTTGTAAGATTTTTAAATTACCGTTATCTTTAACTTTGTTTTTTAACCTGCGTAATGCTCTGGATATATCTTCGTGATCTTTAACAGTGACACGTAACCCTTTAAATATTTTAGCCATTTTTCTCCTTAATGTGTGAATAAATATTTATTTATCATTATTCGTCATCTTCTTCATCAAACTCTTCATCTAATGGACTAAGATGGTCAATGATATCTGAAATATCATAAATTCTATTTCTACTAATTAATCCCCATGGAGAATTATCATCATTGGTGAAATAGAATGATTTTGGATGGATTAACATGAAACTAATAAAGTTTTTTGTTATTTCATCGCAATGGTCAATGTCAATTATGATAATATCTGACATTCTACTACATGCAAGCATCCATTGAATATCTGTATCTTCTTCGTCAAATATATAAACATTGATATCATCTTCTGCGGAACTTAAAAAGTTTTTGACTTTCATTTTTAATTCTTGAGAAGGTTTGACCAGTAAATAACTTGGGTTAAAGTTAAACAAGTTTTCTGGTGGTGTGATCAAATGTAATTTTCCGTGTGCCATTATGTATTTTCCCATGGTAGTTTATCAATAAGACCAAGATTAAATAATTTCTCTTGATGTTTTATTGTATCATTTTTATTTTCTTCTTTCCATTTAGTTTTGGCAACTTTCTCATCCAGAACTAAATTTGATGGTTCTTTGTGTGAATTATCTAAGTCTATTATCTCCTGTGGTAATTCTTCTTTATTTTCAGCAATAGGTTCCTCTATGATTTGTTCTTCTATAATTTCTTCATCATCGTGTGTATCTTCGATTGGTGGTTCTTCGGGTGATTCCTCGTTTATAGTTTCATGGACTACTTGTTTTTTTATACTACTGATATATGAAAAGCTATACTGACTGCATAATAGTAATATAATAGCAAGTGGGTCAAATACGATCACTAAAAGGATAATGACGTATCTTACTGCATTATCCAAATTCTTTGAGCTATCATTAAATAACAATCCAGCTAAATGTTTTATTGGGCCATATTCGACTGCACTTTTTCTTGATTGTATTGATATCGGTGTTCGTTCTTGTTTTAAAATTGTAATTTTATCTTGAGCATCATGAATATTTTTTTGTAATTCTATTCTTTCTTCTTTTTGTGATTGTCTGATTTTTACTGATTTAACCGCGCCCTTTTCTGAGGCAGATCTACCCATTACTTGGTCAACTGCGATATTTAATTGTTCCAGTGATTTTTTTGAACTATTGATAATATCTTCTTGTATTTTTATTTTATCATCTATTATTAGTAGTTTATCTTCAATATATCCTGTGGCAGCATTCTGTTCTTCCGCTGCACGTGAAAGGAACCCGAATATCCCAAGTGAAGTGATAGCCATTAATATAATTATAGCAGAAATTAAATATGCTTTAATTATTTTTGGTGTAATATCCCAAAAACGTTTTAACCATACTGTTGCAACTAATTTACTAATTTCAAGGGTTGACCCCATTATGATAATAGAAGTTGCCGCACCTGAGAATATACTGACTAATCCAGAAACTGAATAATATATAGCAACTAAAGAAATTGACAATCCACTTAATAATGCCAATATTGATATGAAAATATTTGTACGCATTATGTATTTAGCATAAAAAAGCCCCAATTAAGGGGCCATGTATATAAACCAGGATAGATTTTTACATTATACTATGGTTATTGATACTTTACCAATACCAGTGATACCAATTAATTTTGCTGCACGTGCAGATAAATCAATCACTCTTGACTTTATCGCTGGTCCTCTGTCATTAATTTCTACAACAACTGACTTGTTATTTTTTAAATTAGTGACTAGAACTTTTGTACCAAATGGCAGTGTGCGATGAGCCGCAGTCATTTTTTTAGGATCGAACTTAGCACCATTCGCGGTTGTTGGGCCAGATTCATATCCGTACCAAGAAGCTAATCCTACTGACTGTGCGTATACTGGTTTTTTAATATAATGTTTTTTTGTCTTGTTTTGACTTATTTTTGTAACATGATGCTTTTTTTCTTTTGCATCGACTGTTGGTATGGTAGACATACCTATAATTAACGTAAGGGTAATAATACCCATAATTTGTGAATGTTTCATTTTTATCTCCTTCACTTGGTGTACTTAAACTTCAAGTACCTTACATTCAGGAAGATGACAACTAATATCATTGGCTCGTCAGGCCCAAAGTTGTGTAATCATCTTCAATTGTTGGGAGGATTAAACTACAATCCTCTTGCCTTTTGTCGAGTATTTGGCTCCCAATCTTTGGGTTGTTATGCGCCAAGACCCGTGACCATTTAAAAAAACATGGTCAACTATCCTAGTTTTATTCGAGTTATAAATTATTATAGCACAGATTTTTCATCGATGCAATAGTATTTATCCATTATCCAGCAAAAACATCACCAGAACCAGTCGCAGAATGATTACATGATGCCTTATCACCGTCCCTACAAACCAATTTATTATTGGCAAATACCGTAGAACTACTACCAACCATTGTTGGATTATTGTGTGGGGAGCCACCATGGTTTTGAATATGGCATCCTTTTACTGCGATTGGTTTATTATTAACAAATACAGTTGGTGCCAAATCTTCTATAATTTTACCACCAGCTGTATCTTGGTTAACTCTACTTACTCCTGGCACTATTCGCCACCAAGTTCAATCATAATATTGTACTTATCACCAATTTCCCCTAATACTTTATCAATAACAGTCAGAATTTCTTCGTTCATCACATATGATTTGTCATCTGAATCCTTGACCATTTTTGAAAAGGTAATTGTAACTTTTTCTTGAATAATTTTTGCCATATATTTCTCTTAATTAATAATATTTATGCCAGATATTTTTGTAAATCAGTAAATCCACCTACATATTCATCATCTATGAATATAATTGGAACAGTTCTCGCAGTTGGTACAGCTTCTAATAACTGTTCTCTTGTCCATTCTTCACCGATTTTTCTTTCTTCATATTGGATGCCTTTGACATCTAATAATTGTTTTGCACTAACACAATGAGGACATTGTGATTTTGTCCATATAATTGATTTTTTCATATTTTTTCCTCGTTAAAAGTCATTGATACCCCAGTGGAGGTACTATATGAAATGGTTTCTACGTTTTGTAGTTGTAATACAGTTAGAATTTGAGTTTTTGTGCTATTATCGATATATACTACATCAGTGCCATATTTCGATATTTTATTGTTCATGTCATCTTCGGATGAATAGAAAACAACGGTTGTTTGTGACATAATTTCTCCTATACAATAATAATTTCATCAAAACCTTCATCACTTGATGGTTCTTCTAAGTTTTTTAACATATCTTGGTAGATATGTGGACTAATTGTTTTACCTGGACGTGAAGATAATCTACGCGACAATTCTTTTTCATCTGGTGCAGGAAAATACACAGCCACCTTTTTATAATTATCTGGTATAGACTTGAGTTTTTTCTTTCTGGCACCTTTAAATACATTAGTCTGATCCCAAACTATATTATAGCCTTTTTCTATTGCATCGGCAATGGTGGCAGTCATATGTTTGGTAGCATCCTTGTATGCCACTTTATATGCATCATCATAAGTTGTACCAGAATCTTTGGCATGTTTCTCCAAATATCCATCAGTACTAGCAACAACAGTTTTGCTCCAGTCGAACATTTGATTTGCGGTCCAGGTTGATTTACCAGACCCTGGTAATCCTATTAACATATATAAAGTTGGCATCATTATTTCCTTTTAATTAAATCTTTCAACATTTCATTAAGTTTATCATTCATTTCTGGAATACATTATATACTACTATCCAATCAATTTGGTATATTCTTTTAAACATTCTATGTTTAAAGAAATTGAAACGATATCGTTTTTGATATCGTTTCTGTCTAGCTACTGTTCGTGGTGCATTTATACGGAACATGCAACGCATTCAGATGATTTATTAACATTAACCCCATTACTCGATCTTATGTAATATAATCCTTTTATGTGTGGATCTTTAAATGCAGCCTTGTGAACTTCTGATACATATTCTTCAGATTCTTCTGCCGCGAAAAATAGGTTAATACTTTGCCCTTGGTCTATGAATTTTTGTCTTGCCGAAGCCAATCTTAAAATAATATGTTGGTTAATTTCAAATGCAGTTTTAAATACTTCTTTTTCTGAATCAGTTAACCATGGTACATGTTGTACAGAACCGTTATTTGATATAATATCATTAACAGTTTCGTCATTGTATATATTTCTATTTTTCATAACATTTAGTAATGATGGATTAACTCTGTTCAATTTACCAGCAGCTGTGTTTTGTACATATGCGTTTTTATACACTGGTTCTATTCCCTGGGATACTGAACCACAAATTAGTGAAGATGTTAGTGTTGGTGGTACACACATTGTGTGTGTATTTCTTATACCATGTCCTTTACACCATTCTGGCTCACCCCATTCAACTGCCATCCATTTTGATGCACGTAGTGCTTCGTTTTGTAATAATTGGAATATTTCAATATTTTTATAGTGTGCATCCATTGATTCAAATGGAATCATGTGGTCTTGTAAATACGTATGGAATCCTAAAACACCAAGTCCAAGCGCACGAGATTTCTCTGCGAAATTGGTAATTTTTTCCATACCCTTCGTGAGTTTCCCTATTTCAATCATATCTTGATTTACACAATCTAGAAAAACAATTGCATTAAACACAGCATCGGTATCTTTCCACTCATCATATTTTGCAAGATTCATTGATGATAATACGCACGAAAATGTATGATTGTCATCCGAGAACAGTTCTATTTCACAACATAAATTACTGGCTTTTATTGACAAACCCAAATCTTTGTACACTTGTGGGGCCATTCTATTGACTTTATCAGTGAAGTGGAAATACCCCTTACCAGTAATCATCTTTAGTTTTAGTGCCTTCTGGTAGCGTTCTACAGCGTCAGAATCACCATTATCTAGACGTTCGATAAACTTATCTGAGATATTCCATCCAATATTGGCATCATCTGGGTTTTTTGTAATATGGTTTACTAATTCAAAAAAATCTGGATGATCGATTTCTATATAACCGGCCCATGCACCTCTTCGTTGAGAACCTTGGCTTATGTCACGTGACATTTGAACAAAGTCTTTAAATACTGGTAAAACTCCAGATGCACCGCCTTTGACTCCACTTATCTTTGAACCTCGTGGTCTAATATTACCAAGATACCCAGATGTACCAAAACCATTTTTCGAAAGTACTGCTGCTTCTAATTGTGCCTCATAAAATCCATAAACAGAATCGTCTATGTAACCGCCGCTGCACGAAACTGGGCAACCGTACCCCGTGCCCATATTTGCTAATACAGGAGTAGAACCAGCTAACCACCCATTCCAAAACAATTCATAGAATTTTTCTTCCCATTCTGCTGGATTATTCGTGTATAATGATGCGTGTTTAGAAATTCTACGATACACCGATTTTAATGTTGGGTATTCATCTGATAACATTTTTTCTTTAAGCATTTGCCAAGCTAGTGTAGTACACCATTCTGGTACTTCCCCTAAATCTTGTAAATTTTTTCGTTCTTCGCTTAATTCATCGTAAATTGATTTTTCTTTTACCATATTAATTTCCTTAAAAATTACCAAACAAATCTTTTTTCTATCCAATCACGTGAATAGTCGTTGCCTTGTGAGCTAAAAAAATCATGAAGTGTCGTTGATTCTAAATCTTTATAAAACCACTCTGATATAGGGTTATAGTTAGGTTTAAATATTGATTTATATCCCAATTGTTTTAAACAAATATCTAACCTAGATTCAACAAAATGTTTTAGTTGATTATCTGTTATACCTTTGATAGACCCTTTATCGAAAATTTTATCAATTATATTTGATTCATGATCTAAAATAATTTTAGCTGTTTCTTTTAATTCAGATTCAATATATAGAAGTTCATCATTTGATAACTGATTATCATTTATCGCTTCCTGTAATAGTGTCCTAAACAACCAAGCACCAGCTTGTGAGTGTAATGATTCATCATTAACTGAAAAATTAATTCCTGCATTAACATTGACTAATTTGTTTTTACCGACACTGTTAAAATGTTTTAGAAACGCAAAAGAGCTATATAAAATTGCCCCTTCAATCATGGAAAATATACCAACAGATTTTAGTTTGTCAATTAACGTTTCTTTTTTTGAAACACGTTTTTCGATCCATTCCATCCTGTTTTTCAAAATAGGGTCTTCAATGTATGATAGATAGAAATCATCAGTATCTAACCCAAGCACCTCGTTAATTTTATTATAAAATGGTGCATGTACGTTCAATTCAAAATAACTGAAGCAGTTGGCCATTCTTTGGATATCTGGTCTTGGGAATATTTTACCAATATAGTCTCTCCAGTATTCGTTTCCTACTGATAGTTCATATATCGTAAACAGTTTTAATGTAGAAACAACTCCATGATACTCTGCTTCCGTGAAGTTAGTTTTCATGTCGTGTAAATCTTTTTCCACTTCAATCTCATCAGCCAGCCAAAAAATTGATGCCTGTTTTTCTGCAAATTCAATAGCTGTTTTATAATCGGTTGTGTATGTGGATTTTGGTTCTAATAATCTAATAGTCATGTTATCCTTTTTTATGTTTACATTTATCACCGTGCCATCGTTTGAAATTGCATGGGTCAAAAAATTTATTACAATGCGAACATTGTATGTAGTTTTTTTCTTTCCACTCGTTTGAGGTGATTGTTTCTATTCTTTTTTTATATAATTCTTTTCCTGTTGTTTCTTTCCACTCAGTAGAATTAATAGTTTCCTTATATTTACGTAATGCTTCATTCCCAGTTGTTTCTTTCCATGTGGGGTCAGTTCTTATTTCAGATATTTTTTTACCCAAAGTAACCCAGTCAGTAGATAATAACCTTTTTTCATTTGCTTCTTTTCCAATTGTATCTTTCCATTCTTGTGATTGTTTTGTTTGTGAAATTTTTTCACCAGCAAGTTTGTGATTTCTAACTTCGTTGCATTTTTTAACTTTTTCAATCCCTTTGGTATTTTTCCATTCTTCGCTATTTACGGTGTCTTTGAACTTTTGTTCTCTAATAAGATCGGTACCACGTTCTTTTGCGGTTACTCTTGATTTCTTACCACGCTCTGCGAAAAGGAGTTTATTTTCTGGATCATTATAATATTTTTTATAATTTTCCGATAATGATGTATCACCGCCATCTCCAGTTTCTGGGACCAAATTTGCAAATTCTTTGGATTCTACTATGTTAAGTTTATCAGAATATTCAGTGGCTATGATCCTAAACTCTTCAATAGTCTCACATTCTGCTAAAATTTCAGTAGATACATCATTTCCGTATTTTTTCAAATGTCTAAACCAATGCTTTCCTGAACCACTGTATTCATGTGGATTTTGGACTGTTTTTCCTAGATATTTTAATCCTGTTATGTTGTGTGTTTTTAAATATAGATAGTACATTATAATTCTCCTACAATGTATTTATCTTTTGTCAATGTCACTACTTCTGGTTTA